AACTACATGAACAAACAGAACGTTTAAAAATAACGTTTGACATGATGATTAATAACGAAAAAGAAGATTTTTACTTTGGTAAAGATAGTTATTTAAATTTTATTCAAAAACAAATAGTAAAAGCAGATGATCATATTAAAGCTTTTAAAAATTTATCTAAGATATGTAATATTAATTTAGAAGAAGAAACAGCTAATCTTAAAGAACAAATAAATTTAAGCGTTGAAAGAATAAAAGAACATAAAAAAGCAATAGAAAAAAGATCTTTATTTAAAATAGTAAACAAAAAGGAGAATGTATGAAAACAGGAGGTAATATAGTTAAAGTTACCATGAAAAAAAATGGTTTACATTTTAATAAAAGCAACGATTACAATGAAACACCTGCGGGTCAAGGTAAAAGATTTTATGCTAATATTTTAAAAAAGATGCAGAAAAAATTTAACCCAAAAAGAAAAAGGAAAAAATAACATGAACATGGATAGATTATTGGCGTCGGTCAAAAAACACGAAGGCTACAGAAACAAAGTATATCTCGATACCCTAGGTAAGAGAACCGTGGGCGTCGGTCATTTATGCGTCGAAGAGTTTTGGGAAGATAATAAGGAGTATGAAGAAAAATTCCTCATGGATATCCTTGAAGCTGATCTACAAAACGCCATAAACGGCGCTGAGAGGCTTTGTAGCAACTGTCCCGATATAGATGACCTAGCAAAAGAAATCATCGTAGAGATGGTATTTCAGCTAGGAGAAACAGGGGTGAGTAAATTTAAGAACATGTGGAAAGCCTTAGAACAAGATCCCCCGGAATATGCGACGGCGGCGATAGAAATGTTAGACTCACGGTGGGCAAAACAAACAAAAAACAGAGCAGAAGCAATGAGTGCGGAGATGGCGGGCATTGGCTAAATACATCTGGCAGTGGTATTGGGACTACGACTACCTTGGTAATAAGTACAAGGCGATTTATTTTGGCCCGAGACTCGATTGGATGAAGCTATTTACAAAACGAAAGAAGAAAAAGAAATGAAAATTCTCATACTTACAGGACTAGTTGCTATAATTATTATATTATTGTTTATCGCGGTGATGATTTATGCAATTGGTGAAAAAATATCTGAAAAATAACTTGATCCCATATAAGCTTTCGGTGTATAGCTAGAAGCTTACCCCCAAAACAAAGGAGATTATATGACGGTGGAAGAATTAAAGGATGTTATTGTGTATTTACAAGGCAGAATAGAAGAATTAGAATCAAAGAAATTATGTGAATGCGCGGAAGAACCTGTAAAGCCTACCGTTCAATATGTGACGAACTATGATGAGGACGAGGATTGTATTGTGTGTTCAGCGTAGATCTGTCTTGGTTCCATTGTTGTACACGGCCTCTCCAATAATCTTTTTCTTTACGGTCTATTTGTTCCCATCTGGCTTTTTTAAAGCCTTCTTTATCAAATCGATAGCGTAAGTTTTTTGCTTGTTTGTCGTATTTTGTTTCTTCAGCCATCAAAGTTTTCCGGGTTTTTAAATTCTCTTTCGTGTTGCTCCCACAAACGGCGACCTTCGCCGTAAGAATATAACCATTCATTCACAGTAAATTCTTTCGTGGTCCCGTCTGTGTAGGACACAATCACTTTATCTTGTACTCGTCTTACTGCACTAACTATTCGTTGTTTTTTCATTAGCTTTCGCGATCTGTTCTGCAAAGTAAACTGATTTTATATCTTTAATAGCATCTTTAAGATGCACTTTATCCAATATAATATTTTTTAACTCTTCAATATGATCTGCATGATCATGATCTTTACTCGTAATGTATGCCGGTGCATTTGTCAAAAGTACTTCTTTCGCTTCAAGTTCAGATAACTCTCCACTTAATTTATTCAAAACGGCTGTATACAGCGCTGCCTTGATTCTTCTATCATTAGTGTCTGACATTTTTATCATCTCCGTTTTTTAGTGTTGGTCTATCTTGTTCTTTATCAACTAAATAACGTATAAAAGAGGCCATGGACATATAGTTTTGTTCCGCTATAGGCTTGGCTCGTTTATAAGTATCAATGCTGATCGCGACAGATTTATACTTCTTAATGTCGGTCATTTCTTTCTCCTATAAATGTGGTATGTTTATTCATACAAGCCCATACATATGGGATTTTGACAGATTGTCAAGGAAATTAGGTAGCTTTGTTATTATTATAGTAGTCCCAAATTTGTTTTGATTTAAATATTTCCGGGTACTTTTGAAACAATCCAAGAGTAATAGCAAGTAGCTTTTCTGTGTACTCTGGATCAATTGCGTAGTTTTCTAAGGTCTTAATAATTTGAAATACATCTACGTTATCAGTCATGTATTGTTGTAAACGTAAGTCTCTATATTCAACAAAGGCACTAGATGAATTAAGTAAGGCAATGTAATCAGCAACACTCTCACATCTGTTTAAATACTTTTTTAGTAGTATATTACTGTTTTTTGACTTCATATGAGGCTCTGTGCTGTCTGTTTCGATGATTCCGTAGTAGTTATTACCTTCTATTGCAAAACGAGAGCGTCCCCAATCGGATTCTAATATCGCTTGTGCTACACTAATTGCTACCACAACCCTGTACCGTGGTTCGATAACCGCGTTATTTAGTACAGTACACTCGGCTATACCTTGTACAAATTGATCTTGCGGATTACCATCATAGTTAAATGTAAAACCATTCAGTAATGGATTACATAATAAAAATAATGTCGCGCATAACTCCTTAAACATCTTCTTCTTTGTCTATATATACATATTCAACACCTAATTTTATTTGTTCTTTGCTTGGTGTTCTTATTCGTCTAGTTGTTGGCTTATAACTTTGCCTGTAGCTATTAGTTTTTACATCAATTTTTCTTATTTCTCCAGTTTTTTCGTGTACCAAAACCATATCAATGGGTCCTTTTCTGGATACATTATGAAAAACATAATAACCTTCTTTTAAAAAATTAATTATAGCCTTATGTTCGTTTATATCTCCTACTTTTTGTGAATCTCTGCCCATACTTTTTCTCCTTTCATTATGTTTATCACAATAAACATTGTATTTAGCAATTATTTTTTCATATATTATTTCGAACTGTACCCAACTTGTTCTAAAAAAATCTTTATAAGAATGTTCAAAGTGTATGTTATTTATATTTTTATCACCACACTCCTTACATCCATCATGTTCAACAATTCCTATTTCTTCAATATTTTTTCTTGTTTTTTTTGGTAAGTCGTCTAACCAAGTTTGATCACCTACCATTGTTTTAATTATTGTTTCTTCTATTTTCTCTCTCTTTCTTTTATCTTTATTTTCTCTCTTTTTTTTATACTCTTCATAGTCTTCTAAACTTTTCTTTCTTTCTTTGTAATACCCATCTTTATCTAAAACAAGTTCATAGTGAAGAAAAATTTTTCCATCTTCACAAACGTCCCCTTGTTTAAAATTTTTTCCTGTCTCTGGATTAATTCTTCTCATTTCTTTTTTATTTCCCCCCATGAGGGTCCTATCTCTGCATCAACTTTCAAAGGAACTTTGAGTTCTACCGTAGTCTCCATTATCTCCTTGATCCGTTTTGCCTGTTCCTCGCTTTCAATAGAACAGTTTAACTCATCATGTACTTGTATATGAGATACGATACCCTCTTCATATAAATCAACCATCGCCTTTTTTGTCATATCAGCCGATGATCCTTGTATCAATCTGTTCAATGCCTTGTATGTCCATGCTCTCTTTAGATCACGTCCATATTCTTTTTCTGCTTCCCACAGTGGCAATGCTTTATGTATACCAAATGCTCTTGGTTCCCATAAATCAAAGCGACACTTACGTCCTAGCAGTGTGCGTAAGAAACCAACATTATCAGCTTTGCGTGTTGCTTGTTCCATCAATTGTTTTACAAAGGGAACGTTCGCATGAAACTTAGCGAATAAATCTTCGGTCTCATTTCTATCTAAACCTAACTCGCTAGATAGTTTACCTTTACCCATACCGTACATCATACCAAGATTAATTGTCTTGGCTGTACTCCGGTCAATGCCGGCCATATCGGCGACAGCTTGGTGAAAGTCGGGATCTTCTGTCTTATAAGACTCGATGACCTCGTCGGCGCCTTTCAAGCCACCGCCGGTAAGCGCGGCGAAGTGGACAAGAACTCTCGGTTCCTGTTGGCTATAGTCAAATGACCCCCACTTGCAACCTTCGTCTGGGACAAAGATTGATCGTATCAACGGCCCGATATCTTTATTACGTGCAGGTATCTGCTGTAAATTTGGATTGTTATACGAGAAACGTCCTGTCACTGTTCCCGTTCCTTCATTACTACGCATTTGATTGATATCAGCGTGAATTCTACTGTGCGAAGAATGTCTCAATATTGTGTCAATAAAAGTTGTGCGTGCTTTATTGAACTCTCTTGCTTGTACTACCATTTTTGCTAATGGATGTTTGTGTGTTGTTAAAAAGTTTTTATCAAACTTTGGTTGCTCGGACTTTTCGGTGCGCTCGTATTTAATATTTAATTTATCAAATGCTTTTGCTACACTCACTGCGGCCCAAATATCAACATCAACACCTGTATCTTTTTTAATTTGTTTGAGTAGCGTTGTTTCTTTTTTCTGTAAATCTTTTTTTATTCTATCTGCTTTATCTAAATCAACACGTACCCCTTTTGATTTCATATCAAGTAAACATGGAAAGAGGCGTGTCTCTAAATCAAAGATACTAGATAACTCTTGCTTTATTAATTCTACTTTAAAATATTGCCATAGTCTCAATGTTAAGTCTGCATCTTGTTCGGCATAAGGACCAACATACATTGCCGGAAGTTTATACATCTGTGCTTTTGCATCAACGCCCCACTCCTTCGCGGCTTCGTATAATAAAGCTTCTGACTTTGTTTCTTTGAGATAGTCTTTACCTAATTCGTTTAGTGAATATCTAAATCTGTTTTCATCTATAAGTGGCGCGGCAATCAAGGTATCTATAATTTTACCTTTTACTTCTACACCCCACCATCTAAGCCAACCTACATCGTAAGCGGCGTTATGAAATACTTTATCACATGGTAAGTCCATGATTTTTTGTATTTGTCTTTTAAGAATACCTTCATCAAAGTTACCGCCACCCTCATGACGTATAGGGAAGTAACCTTTCCAACCTTCTACAGCAATAGCAACACCGGCTATATAACCGTTATTGATAGCCCAACCCGGACCTTTTGTTTTAATGTCTGGATCGTATGTTTCTAAGTCTACCGCTATTTCTTTTGCTTCAGAAAGATTAGGAACTTTTTCTGGTGGTGTCCACTCACTTGGAGTTTGAAATAGTGGTATTTGTGTCATCTTCTTTCCTATCGTTTATTTCACCCGCAATCGCCGCATATCCCGCCATGTCTATGTAACAATCTTTTGTAGGTCTGTGTTTTAATCGTGCTACTTTTACAAGTAGCATACATATAGCTACATCGTGTGCTGATATATTATAGTCTAAATAATTACTCCATAAGTTTGCAATGTTTTCATGATTCTGATACTTGTCACCATAATCATGTTGACGTTGACCCATAACTATTTTCGCCGCTGTATCTAAATATTCTCTAGTCTTCATCTTTCTCCTTTTTGTTAATAGACCTTAAATCATTTGTAAGTAGTTGTAAATCAAGTAATAATATTTTTAATTCTTGATCAACTTTCTCACGGTTTAATTTTGGTAACTGTGCGCGTATCTTGCGTATTTGTTTCTCTGTTATACTAACTTGTTTCAATGCAGTATTTATTGTAAACATATTTCGTTCAACTCCTTTATTTGTAAATTATAACAATTTGCCTTCACGGTAAAATTATTGCTAGGATCAATATCCCCTTTTTTCATATATCTTGCTTTATCAAAATATTCTTTT